CCTTCTTTCGGGATTGATCCAACGATCAAAGGCAACTGTGAGTTCTGTCCATCTAAGAATATACCAAACACCTGTGCACCGACCAACAGACCCAAAGTCTGTCCATTGCCTCGGTTGACAGAGTGTGTCACTGGAACAACAATCTGCGCCCATGGTAGATCTTCTTCTTCGATCTCATCGTACACACCGAAAATACGTACACGTGCGCGACCCAACTTCAGGGGATCGTCTGCGATGTTGACAACCTCGCCTAAGAACCATCGAGTCTGATCGCCGTAGTAATCAATAAAACTTTTAGGTATCATATCAAAGTAACCTCTGGTGAGTCAACATCAACTTTTACGAGAGACATAGAGACAGTGTACCCCTCTTGTCGTATCGAGTGCTTACAGGCATAGATGAGGAAGTCACCTGACTTTTTCTTGTCGAAGAGAGTTTCTTTATTCGATTCTTCACCCTCTGGTACCTTGTCGTTCTTAACGAACATCACCCTTATCTTTCTTCCGATAGATCTATTCGTCTTACCATCGAAGAAATCTTGCCCGTTGACTGAAATAAGTATAGGGTCTTTTGTGACAACATTTGCCATAGAACGTGCAGTAACTTTATTTTTATATGACGCAACATCTTCATTCTCTGACAAAGATGTCCAGTTCTTGTAAGAAGATGCCCCACCTATTTGGGTAATAGATCTTGCTTTTGGAGTTTCACTTCGCATCCAATCATATTGGAATGTGTCGATGTTTGCTTTCTCTTTGACTATCTTCTTAGATTTAAATTTTTTGTTAACATCTAACTCAACATCAAACACGAATTCGTTTCTTTGATTCTTTGTCACATCGATGTAAGTGTAGTCAGCGCCTATCAACCCTTTGTCAAGTAATGAAAACATATCGGACGTATTTCGAGACTCGTAACTAAGAATGGTTCTTTTATGAAGTTTCTGTGTCGGGTCAGATTTAGAGATAGTCGATTCAGAGAAAGTGAAGGGAACGTCCCAGTTATCAACTGGTTGAGTCAACAGATACCCTAGATCAACCAGTTGAAGTTCTTCTCCTATGAAAGAAGAATACAAGTAAAGTGGAAATCCTTGATTGGTCGCTAGTTGATTTTTCACCCAGTGTATAGACTCAATAGGGTTCATATTAGGGACGATCAACTTCATAGAATCTTGTTCTGCATCACCATACATATCAATCTTTTTAGTCTCGCCTTCCTCATCGGTTTTTAAGAACTCGTTTGAAATCTTAGAAATGATATCACTCCCGCTACCTGAGTAAGCGCGGTTGATATTCGTCGTCTTAGAAAGGAACGCAATATCTTCGATTAGATGGGCGACGTATTGTTCCTGATCGTCTTTAATTTTCTCAGATTTAATCAACTTGTCTAAGTAGAATGTCTTCTTGATTAACTCCGGTTTTCGGCAACTGTGGTCATCTTCTTCTTGCACCATAACCTCAATCCGTACTCTTTCGCCACCGTCAATACCCAGAAAGTCAATTGAAGCATCGAAACTTACAAAACTCATTACTGCTGTGAGGTAGGGTTTGTCTATGTGTTCGAAGAAATCTAGATCAAGCACACTAGGCGCAATCTCAACAGGTATGCCATCTATAACTTCAAACTCAACACTCGAAAGTGCAATGTGTGTTTTGTATTCGGATGGACCGCTCATTATGACCTAGCCGCTCTAGCAAACATAGAAGTGACTGTAGCGATTGAACTTGGTTTAATCGCGCGGATCTGCCTTGAGTCTTCATTCTGTTTCTGATAGTATTCAAGGTTTGTCATTTCAAATAGACCAGTATTCCAACCATCTTTGGTTCGGTAGTCTGTAATGTTGCCCTCACTATCTACATAGTGGTGAGCAGAAAGGTATTCACTATTAACAGACATCAACGTTGGTGTTTGTGTAACAACACCATCAAGGTCTGATATAGTATCGCCAGCAACAAACTCAGAATCGTCAATAGGGTCTATGACAACTTGACCCATGCTTGTATCGATACGTATAAGTCTACCAGTAGCACCGCTTTGTGATACGACTTTCGTTACTTTTGAAAACATATCAATATCGTCTTGGGTGTTTAACGTAACGTTAGGAAAGTCTTCTTTCGCTTTCTCTATGATTGCTGTTTTAGTCAACGGCCACCCCTGTTCGCGTATGTGGTTGTTCATTAGATAGAACGTCCAATGTAATGTAGGGTTATTATACAATCTATGTGAGACATTGTCTGGACGTTCGCCATCTCGTATGTAGAAGTCTTGATAGAACGCAGAGTTTTCTTTTAATTGATCTATGATCTCAACGTACAGAGAAATATTCTGCATGAGTGCGGTATCTCCGTTCGCGAACTGATAAAACTCTTTTGGAAATTCTCGGAAGTATGACATTAGTAACCGTCCTTAACATCTCTTCTGCTGATAGTTTCTTCTTCAACAAAGTTTAGCGATAAGTCTATCTCAACTGGGCGACCGTCTGGGTGGAATGCCATAGAAGATGCGTTATAGTTAGTGGAAACAGATCGTAGGTAACAATCTTTGATTTTGTTACCAACAAGAACCTGTTTAGTTTCTTCTACTTCGGTCTTATTTCCTTCTTCATCCACCTTTTCGACCATTACCTTTTGCTCAACATAAACACTAATACTGAACAGGTCAGGGTATTTGTATCCGGCAGCAACTGGTCCCATATCGATCACTTCTGGATATGAGTATGTTCTAAAGGTTCTGATTATTTTCTCGACTATTTCTGCCTCTTTCTTAGATTTCGGCAAAAACTTGAACTGGAAAGAATACTCACGCAAGTTCACACCTTTGAAGACACTTCGTAAATTAGGGTTTACTGTAACACCTGCGGCGAGAGAAAACGCTGAAGCAACTTCAGACGGCGTGAATTTACTTGCCAGTCTCGCGGTAACTACAGCAGCTTGTGATGCGTTCAAGTTTCCCTTCGCCATATCAAATACACTTCCCAACCCTTGTGAGAACTGATCCATGGTGGACTTAAGCAGACCACTTCCAGAATTCATCCCCGCAAGCGCACCTGCACCGAGTAGACCCAACTCTGTTCCAGGGATAGAAAAACTATCGTTTTGCTGAAACGCAACAGGTAGGTATAGTTGTATGGTAGGAACACCGTCTCTTTTTATGACCTTTCTATCGGTAAAATTTGAAGATGATGTGAAATCATCGAATGCTTCTTTTAAGGATTCCTTTCCCGCAGTAGCATGCTTCAATGATTTTTCTTTTAACTTTTTAGCGGCCGCAGAATTTCGTTTTGATGATTGCTCCAATGCTCTTGATATAGCTTGTGCTTCGGCGTCATCTTTTAGTTTTCCTAAAGTCTTAGATCGGTTAAGATGTGTATTAGATTTATTCTTCGCTTCTCTGGACCTCCTGTTGGCGTCTTTCGCTGCTTTAAAAGACTCGTTCGCCTCTTTGATATGTTCGCCACCTTCGTTACCTATGGAAACGGGTGAGATAACTTGCATTATATTAAAATCTATTTTTGCTTTGTGACCATCGTTTTTAAGCGGATACTGCAATTTTGACTCAGCAGCTATATCCTCAATCATATCATCAATAGACTCGGAACTATATTCTGAATAATCGACTGTTGTTTTTGTAGTGTCTGCCATATCGCATAACCCAATCTATAAATATCGTTAGACTATTTATACTCGAAATTCGAATGAAGACCTACAAAGGCAGATACAAACCAAAGAACGCATCTAAGTACGCGGGCGACATCGACAATGTCGTCTACCGATCGGGGTGGGAACGTCATGTCATGAAGTGGTGCGATGATAACTCTGACGTGGTCGAATGGATGTCAGAAGATCTCGTGGTACCTTACATCTGCGAGACCGACAAGAAACCTCACCGATACTTTGTAGACTTCGTGATCAAGTATAAATCAGGACGCGTTGTACTCGTCGAGGTCAAACCTGCCAAAGAGACGAAGCGACCTGAACGTAAACAAGGAAAGTCTCGCCAGACTCTATTGAACGAGGGTCTGACCTACATCAAGAACCAATCCAAGTGGAAGGCTGCAAAGCAATATGCAGACGACCGTGGGTACCACTTTGAGATCTGGACAGAGAACGAACTCACCGCTATGGGTATCATGCCCAAGTCCACGCAACGTATGCGTACTAAGAAACCACTCAAGAAATTGCCTCCGTTCAGAAAAAAGAAAAAATAACGTATAAATACAAATACGAATTTTAACGGAAGCGCACATGTCTAAAATATTTCAGAACCTAGAACTGCAGGCGTTTCGTGCTGGGATCACTCCGCGTACCAAGGAGTCCCGTGAGTGGTTCAGAAAGAAAGCATCGAGTCTTCGTCGTCTCAACCGAGAAGCGTTGATGAAAGAAGATCCTCTGAAGCAGACAAATCAAGAGATCATAGGTAGCATGTACATGTTCTTCTATGACCCAAAACATAAAGAGACTTTACCATACTACGATAAGTTTCCGTTAGTTGTAGTGGTCGGTCCGGCAGAAGGTGGGTTCTATGGTTTGAACCTTCACTACCTACCGCCGATTCTACGTGCGAAAATGTTAGACGCGTTGATGGAAATTACAACGAACACCAAGTTCAATAACTCAACACGATTCAAGATGTCGTATGAGTTATTGGCAAAGACTGCGAAACTGAAGTACTTCAAACCGTGCTTCAAACATTACTTGAACGAGCATGTCAAAAGTAAGTTCGCGATGGTACCCGCACCAGAGTGGGAGATCGCAACATTTCTACCGACTGCGCAGTTCGAGAAATCGGGTAAGAATAAAATCTATAATGACTCTAGGAAAATGATCTAATGGCATCAATAGAAGATCTAAAAGGCAAACTGACATCTAAGAACGGCATTGCTGCTGCTAACCAATACCGAGTTGAACTGCCGCGTTGGAGTGGTGCAAGTTCAAGAACACTCGATGTCGTATGCAAAGAAGTCAATATGCCTGGAAAGCAGATTTTGACTCTAGACAGACAGATGGGTATCTTTCAAGAAAAGGTTGCAAATGGATTTGCGATTGAAGATGTTACAATGGTCTTTCATGTTTTGAACGACTATGGCGTCAAAAAGTGGTTTGACTCTTGGCAGAAAAAAATCGTAGGGGATTATGGTTCCATGTCGGGGTTCGTAGGGTATAAAACCGACTATGTAAAGTCCATCAAGATACATCAGCTGAGAAAACCGATCGCAAGGTTCGGGTTCGATCTTGGACCACTTGACATAAACTTCGATGCTTTTGGTTCTACTATATACAGTGTTGAGCTAGAAGACGCGTTCCCTACGACAATAACTTCTATTGCATTGAGCAACGACCCAGACGGTCTTGTTGAGGTTTCAATAACATTCTCTTATACCAAGTGGAGAACAGTCAAGGATGAAAGAAGTTTACTAGAACTAGACTTGAACATCAATCTAGGCAAATATATCTAAATTATAGGAATACATCATGGCATTACCCCAGTTAAATAGCACACCAAGTTACCGTATCACGATACCTTCGTTAGGAAAGAAAACGACCTTTCGTCCGTTTCTTGTCAAAGAACAGAAGGCGCTATTGATCGCATATGAGACTCAAGATAAGACCGACATCGTACGTGCAATCACTCGCACGATCCACGCGTGTATAGAAGAACCTATCGAAGAGTCGCTTACCACATTTGATGTTGATTATCTCTTCACTCAGATTCGTGCCAAGTCAGTAGGCGAAGTCGTAGACCTGTCTATCAAATGCGAAGAGTGTAATATGGCAAACGAGATTTCTATTGAACTTGACGATGTCAAAATGACCGAAGATGTTCAAAATAACATTATCGCACTGAGCGAAGATATCTCACTCCAGATGCGATACCCAAGTTACGAAGATTTTCTTGCGAATGAAAAACTACTCAACACAGAAAGTATGACCGAATCTCTCATGGAGTTGATCACAGTTTGTTTAGACTCAGTATTGACTGAAGAAGAACGGTTCTCAATCAAAGATGAATCAAAGGAAGAAGTGATCAACTTCATCGACTCGATGACTTCGGAACAGTTTGAGATGGTGACAGAGTTCGTACAGAACATGCCAGCAGTATCGAAAGAAATAGACTTCACGTGTGTATCATGTAAGCACGAGAATAAACGCACACTAAGAGGAATGGACGATTTTTTTTAATCAATCTCTCTCATGATAACCTGACGAACTACTATCAGGTTAACTTCCAACTAATGAACAACTACAGTTATTCGTTAGAAGAAGTCGAAATGATGATACCATGGGAGAGAGAAATTTACTTGACAATGTTGATTGATGATATAAAAGAAAAAAATCAAAGAGCACAACAACAGGGTTTATAAATGTCACTTAGAGCAATATCAGATAAACTGACCGTACAGAACAAACTGATCGTTGATTTTACCGACGAACAGTATCAAAAAAATTCTGATCGTGTTCAGGATTCTTTTGATGGGTTGAACGATAGTGTTTCATCCATAGCATCTTTCTTGAAGAAGGAGGATGATGAAGACCGCACCGATGAATCAAGAAGAAGATTAAAATCAAAAGATGATGAATCTGATACCGAAACCCAATCCAAAGGGCTCTTTGGTGGTCTGTTGAACTCGGATAACAAAAAATCTAGTGGGGGTTTGCTTGGTAAAATCTTCAGTAAAGCATTAGGTTTCTTAGTCAAGTCTCTACCTCTAATTGGTCTTGCGGCATTGTTCTTTGGTGATGTTGTTACTGGATTATTGACTGCAGCTTTTGGAGATTATGATAAAGCGTCTATCTTAAAAAATATTCTTGTCGGTGGATTGCTAGGATCAATACTTGGTTTCAGAGGAGCAATTATAGGATCAATTTTAGGATTGATCTTTAGTCCAGCAGCTCAAGAGATGGTTAGAGAAGAGTTTGATAGAATCGCTAAAGTGTTTAAAGAAGAAGGATTTTTAGCTGCAATTGGCGAATTAGGACCTTTAGCTAAAGGTCTAGGAATACTCGCTATAGCACTTGCACCTTTCAGAACTATTAAGATGGCTTGGGGCGCTTTAAAGGGCACTTTAAATTTGATAGGTGGACTCTTTGGTCTTAAAGGTATGGGCGCAGTTGTAGGACCTAATGGCGTAAAAACCCCGACCAAGGCGGCAAATGTAGGAAATAAAATTGGGGGAGCTTTAAAAGCAGGCACTGCCGCAACAACTACAGCTACCGCAGCAGCAACGCCTGCCGCTTCAAAAATGGCGCAAAGGTTAGCTAATACTGAAGCGACAAGAAACCTAACAGACAAACAAAAACTGGCACTTAATCAGAAGAATTTTAAAATAAGTAAAGATGGTGTCATAGTCGATCAAAAAAATAGAATGGTCCCCGTAGACAAACAAACCGCAGCACTTAAAAGTGTGGGTGCCGGCACAGCGAAATCTGCAGGCACACAAGCGGCCAAAACTGTAGGTAAAAAGGCAATGTTAGGGACTGTCGCAAAGGCAATCCCTGGACTAGGTATTCTTGCAGGTGTAGGTTTTGGTATAAACGCACTTATGAAAGGCGATCCGGTGGCGGCAGGTCTTCATGTCGCTAGTGGAATTGTGGGAACTATTCCTGGTCTTGGCACTGCGGCAAGCATAGGATTAACTGGTGCTGCAGTAGCAAGAGAATCTGGAATGCTAGGCGGCGGTGGTGGATCAGACCTAAAAGTTGAAGTTGATGGTAAGTCCGAAGTGTTGAATGACGCAACTCGTGAGAGAGACGAACTTGTCGCGAAAACATCTTCAAACGTTATTATGGATAACTCTACGACGAACAACGTATCCGGTGGCGGGGGCGGTGGAGTCTCTATCAGTTCGCCGATCACATTCTTCGACGATCTAGACCCTTATCTCAATTCTGGTAGATAAGAAAAAGGGGACTTAGTGTCCCCTTACTTTTTAGTTCAATCCTTCGCTTTGTGCGATGATTATCACTTGAACAATTTTCGATTTAGTCCATGATGAACGGACTTCGACTCCAAGACCTGCCGCAACTTCAATCAATTGCGCCTTAGTCAAAGACTCTAGTTCTGGTTGACTAGGTGTTGGACGAGTAACGCCACCACCTGTAGTCTTCTCTGGTTTGTTTGATACTGATCGGTAGATCAGACCAAATGCGACTAATCCTGCTAGGATTAGAATAATCATATTTGTATCCATTTTTAGTCCTCCGCAGCCATCTGCGCAAAGTAAGAAAGAGTGTCATCTTCTTCTGCAGAAGCGGCAGCAACAGGTGCTGGTGCAGGAGCAGAGACGATAGTCGGTTCAGACGCTTCACGCGCAGGGGCAGATTCAGCAGACTGTGCTACTGCCTCGTTACGTAATGTTGCGCCAACACCAGTAGCGACACCAAGTACAGTTTCAAGTTTGTTCTTCAGTTCGTCATAAGACTTGAACCAGTTCGCATCATGCGCGTTCGGGTAGTTAGGAAGTACAAACTCATTCAGATCGTATAGCGAGTTGTAGGTCGCTTCCAATCGCGTTTCGTCGGCGTCTGCAAGAGGTGCAGGAGATTTGAAGTCCGACTTATCGTAGTTACGATACCCAGCGACATTACGAATCTTTAGTTCGAAGTCTGCGCCAGTCCAGAAGTCAAATGGGTTGACCGGAGTCTCGCCTGGGAATTCTGGTTGCATCATATCCATGATCTTATCAAAGATTTTCTTACCGAACTCATAGATGAACACTTTACCGTTGTTCGCAGGGTTCGCAGGATCATTAATCACTTGGATGTTAGTGACATAGTGTAGACGACGCTTCTGGCGACGTGCGGTCTCTTTGTCTTCTTCGATGCCTGAGTTCCACAGACGGGAGTTCAACTCACCGACTGGATCGTTCTGACCAAGGGTAGTGAGCGATCGCTCGATGTACCACTGTCCGGTTGGACCCTTGAACGCGTGATCCCAGTAACGTACCCACGGAAGATCTTGTCCTTCAGTAGCAGGAAGAAAACGAACCACAGCGTAACCATTGCCCTGTTCATCAACAGTTGGCTTCCACTTGCGATCGTCTTGGTATTTGTTGGTATTAGATACTTGACCTGACGCTTCGGTCGCGGCAGTGACAAGTTTGGAGATGTCCATAGATCTGGACTTTAGATTTGCAAAAGACATAATATTACCTTGTATTAACTAAAATATAAACTTAAGTATGAATCGCCTCTAGGGCATATGTATTTATACATCTAGAGTGTTCTGTTTTGGCAGAAAGTTTAACTGCCTTGCCTCAGATTCAATGTGTTCGAGTATCGTTGTACTGAGATACTTTCTCACATCCTCTAGTTCTAGGTTGTTCTTTTCGCATAAGTGCAGAACACTATCCAAGTAGGAAAGTCTATTCTGATACACAAAAGTTTCAACCATAGATGAAAAGGACTTTTTTGTTAAGAACTGATCATCAATTTTTTCATTCATTCAAAACCTCGATTGCTCGTACGTTCTCTACGCGGAAAGAACGCCATGCTTGCTTATCGATAGCAAATGCACGAATTACAGATTTATTGACTGAGTAGTCATCTACTTGATTCACCTTAGACTCAGAGAGTTCAGGCATGTAGTCGGTCAAAAGAGTGCAGGGCATGACTCGTTCTTCTCCATCAACTTTACTAAAGGTGACTTGCAGAACATTAGAACGCAATTGGTCGACAATTTTATCGTAATCAAAAAAAGTCATATCGCCCATATTAGAACCTCTCAAACTCTTCTTCAGTTTCGCCTTCTTCATCAGCGTCTTGGTGGACATACTCAAGAAACTCTTCACTCTGGTCGAGTACTGCAATCGTATGTTCAAATGCTTCAAGAGTTGATAAGACAGCTTGACGCGTTTCATCTTCTTCTGATTTAGAAGCGTGTTCCTTTACAAAGGTATCGAGAGTATCTAAGTATGCACAACGCATATACTCGCGAGTAATTAACTCTACGTCGTTACGTGAGTACTGACCGAGATCGATCAGATTTTCGGGGGCTGAAATTGCCATTAGTTCCATTCCTCTTTCATGGTTGAATTGTAAACATCCGAATAACCGTCTTTGACGAAACGGTCACCATCTTGCCAACGTACGTCAGCTTTATAGTCTTGCTCATCTAGACGCACGACTTCTTTTGTCAGTTTAGCGCTTGATACTCTAATCTTATTACGCTTCTGAATTTTTAACGCCGCACGACGAATCATTGCATAACGCTCTTCTTTACTGACTGACATAATTATACTCCAAATAAACCCTTTCGTCAAGAGTGTTCGTTGTTGGGATAGAGGGTATCTTCGCGATACCCTCGTTTTTTGACCTCTTTCTTACGATCAATGTGGGTGGATG